CGGCTGTATCGGAATATTCAGCTCATTATGCTTATAGTGCGTTAGCTTCAAAAATGGGCCGTTTATTTAAAGCCTCTGCCGGGAAAAAAGAAATAGATCAGGATAATCTTTATAATAAATATAAAGATGGCGCAAAAGAATACTGGGACAAAGCGGAGCTTACAAGAGATAGTTATTATAAACGGCAGGGCCGGAGAGAAGCACCGGCGTTTGCGGAAGCGGCTGTTAACTATCCGTCAAATCAGCCTGCACGGTAATTAAAGGAAAACAATGGCTGATAGAATGGGTGGGATAAAAGCAGGACAGAAATTCGGGAAAGCTATTGATGATGTTATTGGTGCATTTGAAGAAAATGTAACTATAAAGAAATATTCATCCAGAGCAACTGATCTTCCGGCGGAAGGAACTACTCCGGCTATAGTTTATAAACTGATTCAAACAACGGCTGTGATAGATGATATCGGTCTTGAAAAGTTAACAGGTCGGGATGGTGTATTTGCTGCCGGAGATCTTCAATTCCAAACAAGGATTCCTTTGGCGGCCCCGGATGATGCCGCCGGGACTCCCGGAGATCGCATTATATACGACAGTGTAGAATATAGATTAGTCCAGAAGTCCATGCCGGAATATATCGGCGGTGTAGTTTATTACACATGTATAGCGCGGAGAATTACAGCATGATTGCTTTTGAAGCAAGTATAGATTTAAAAACTTCTCAAAGAATAATGCTCATGTTGAGTGATAAGATTAAAAAGAATTTAAAGACTGTTGTTAGATATTCTGCATTAGAAGTCCACCAAGGAGCCAGGGATAAATGTCCGGTTGTTACTGGAAATTTGCGAGATAGTATAGATATAAAATATATGTTTGAAGATCCGAACTATGCGGCTTTCATAGGAACGAATGTGGAATACGCAGCAGATCAGGAATATAACGATTGGTATGATCACTTTGCCAATCCTAAACAAGTAAATAGAAATGCTCAATTTGGCTTTTTCAGAACGACATTAGCTGAAGTAGATCCTAAATTCAGGGAACGGGTAGCTCATGTTCTCGGAGGTCTTGAATGATTACGGCTTCAATAGTTAAATTCTTACGGGCAAATATATTGGAATTTACATATTCTGCCTTTGTGAAGGATGCAGATACAGTTATTTCCGAACAAGTAAAACCGATCTGTGTAGTCCATGAATTAACTACTATACCAGAACAATGGGAAATTGGGGATAGTCACAGAAGACATAATGTAAAAATTCAAGTAGCTATATATCATAAAAACAAAACAGATTTGAAATTCCTTACCATGAAAGTAATTAAAGCTTTAGAAACAGCTACAGCAATAGATAGTTCGGGAACTTCTGTGCCAGGCGTAAATTTATATGGCGTGTGGGATTTACTTGCAAATCCGAGTGGAGATCTTAAAAACTATACAAGTGATCAGCCGGGTTGGTTTGCTACACCGACTCCGGTAGTTTACGCAAATGGTGATTTATCTACAAATATTTTGGCTCCTGCTTTATATTCTGTAGCTTTCCCTACCGGAGTAATAACATTTTCAGCAGTGCGGGCCGTGGCAGATAAGATTTACGCAACCTATAAATGCGGAGTCGTAGATTTTACAATCGGGGATATAGCAAATCAACCTATATTTCAAGTCGGGGATATAGCAAATAAATTACATAAATACAATACTGTAATCACGCTTAACACATGGTTTTTTATTAAAAAGATTTCAAATAAGATAATTTAAAGGAGGATAACAGTATGATGAAGGCAAAGTATTTGGAAGTCACTCAGATAGGGATATATTCACCGAGAGGGGAATATGTTGAATTCAAAGCAGGTGAAACAAAAGATATATCAAACGAGACCGCCGAGCTTCTTAAGTTAGATTCTCGGTTTCAGATTATAGATACTGTGGATACCGGTAACAAGGCCCCGGCTGAAGCAGTGAAAAAGGAAGTGAAGAAAAAAGGAAGGTGATATAAATGGGTGCAAGGTTAACAGGTAAGACCGGTGCTGTCAAAGTAGGCGGTACTATTGTCGCTTCACTTGATAATTGGGATATCAATACCAAACTGGATACGGTAGATTCTACAGCGTTTAGTGATATCTGGCATCAGCTTTTAGCCACATTTATCGGCTGGAGCGGATCCGTAAGCGGGAAATGGGAAGCAGGCGGGACAAATGATGCTTTCTGGCTTGCGGTTATAAGCGGGGCTTATGTATCGCTTGATCTCTATCCGGATATCGGAACGACTGAAAAATACACCGGGAATGCGTTCTGTGACTTTAATATTAAGGTCGCGCATAACGGGGTAGTAACATTCACAGCTGCGGTCACTGGGACCGGAACGTTAGTCAGAACGCCGTAAAGGGAGCGAAACTATGGGAGCAAGAGTAACAGGTAAAATAGGTGCGATCTTTGGCGTAACTTCCAGAACTACGGTATCTGTCGCTTTGACAATGACAGACGGCGGAGCGCATACCCTCTATACGTTAACAAATAAACCGTTATGGGATAGTAATATCCCTCCGACGATTCTTGTTAACGCTGCGCCTCCGGCTGTGGCTTATACAGTAGATTATATTGACGGTACTATAACATTCGCTTCTGCGCTTGCGCCGGGTGATGTTGTAACCGTCAATAATATCGTTTACTGTACAATGATCCAGGTCGGGGATTGTTACGGATGGAGTTTGAATACCAAACTGGATACGGCAGATGCCACTGCATTCGGAGATGTGTGGCATACATTGTTAGCCACATTTATCGGATGGTCCGTAACGATAGACAGTTACCATGTCAATGGTTATTGGTTTGGGGCTTTAGTAACAACCAATAATTTTTATGTGCATCTTTTCACATCTTATACCGGTGCTTCCAATGAAGAATATTTTGTTGGGAATGGATATCTGGATGATGGGGTAAAGGTCGCGCATAACGCTGTGATAACGGAACCTATTACTTTGAACGGAACCGGAGTTCTGAAACGCAAGTTAACGCCGTAAAGGAGAAAACAGATGAATGATGATAAAAGTAAAGAAACGGAAAAGTTTGAAACCAGTGATTTTTATATTGCTGTGTATTTCAAAGCTAAAGGTTCTAAACTTTTGGAAGCTCGGCGTATTGGAAACGAAAATAATCACAAAATGGTTTTTTCCTTCGAGTACGCCGGGCAAGATTTAGAAATAAAAAAGTTTTATAACAAAGAATGTCTGGTAGAGCCGGTGGCTTTCTCAAATGCAATCAGAGAACTGCGCGGAATGACCAGAATATAGATAAAGGGAGAATAAAAGTATGCTTACAAAAGAACAGATAAGAAATGCAAAGGATATCAAAACAAAGGTATTGAACATCCCGGAATGGGGTGGAGATATCACAATTAAAGCGCTTACATTCAAGGAATTCACGGATATAAATATCGCCAGCCAGGGGCCGAATAAAACAACTGATAATAATGCTTTGGCTATTGCGACTTTTATTGAAGGTGTTTGTGAGCCGAAGTATGAAAGAAAAGAAGCCGGGGAATTACAGGAAAGAAATGGATCTGTTATTACTCGGATTGTTTCTGAAATTATGAAACTTTCAGGATTTGGAATAGACCAAAAAAACGACTCCAAGGCGACGGGACCAGAAGAAACCAAGTAAACGTCGCCAAGCTTCTGGGCCGGTTCCCACGGGAACTTGAAGCGGTCGGGAATTCCGATAAGGCTATTGAAATCAGGACAGGGAATAAAATAATTCAGAAAATCCTGTCCTGGCTGGATTTAAGTTTTTATGAAAAGGATTTAACAGCACCGATAACAGTAGAAGATTATGCGGAAATGTTAGCGCATATATCTTTGGAAGCAGACGAACAAAAAGAAGCAATAGAGAAAGCAAAAAATCAGAGGTAATATGGCAGAAGAAATTGGGGTGGTACTAAAAGCAATAGATCAGTTTTCTTCTACGTTAAACGATTTTAATAAGAAATTGACTGAAATCGGGGATAACCAGAAGAAACAGGCTGATAAAATGTCAGGTGGATTTGGCAATATAAAATCCGCTGTTATGGAGTTATTACCGACCATTTCCGCTTTAGCTGTTGTGAATTGGGCGAAAGGCGCTATAGAGGATGCTGAAAAGTTTAATGAATCGTTAAAGCATTTGCAATCATCATTGGAAGCAGTCGGTGTTGATTTTGCGGCTAAAAAAGGAGATATACTTAAATGGGGTGAGGCGTTACAAGCAAATACTCGCTTTTCGGATGATCAAGCTCTAACATCTTTGGAAAATCTTACAAAGAAAACCGGAGATTTAACAACAGCTCAAAAACTATCCCAGCTTGCTATGGATTTAACAGTTAAATATGGCGGGGATTTACAGGATCGGGTTAATTCTCTCGGGTTGGCTTATATAGGCAATCAACGCGGTATTTTGGGTTTGCAAAAAGAATTTAAAGGAATGTTGGGAGATGCAAAAGATGGTACAGAGATATTTAAAAAACTATCTGCAAATGTAGCCGGAGCTGCAATAGCAGAAGATAATCTCACATCCAGAACTGCAAAACTTACACATGAATATGAAGAACAGAAAAAGAAAATCGGTCAGGATTTAATACCGGCTGCAATGTCACTTACAAAAGCTTTTGAATATGCTGTTGTTATTTTTGATGATATTTTGGGAGCAGGCGCTATTATGTATACTGCTCTTTCAACAGGACTCAAGGGCTTGGTAAATATAGTTAAAGACGGTTTTGGAACTATACTTAAAATAGGAAAAGATGCCTGGAACGGAATCGGAGAGGTTGCTAAAAAAGTACTATCCGGTGATTTTGTTGGAGCATATAAATCAGCCGGGGATGCTTTTAATAAAATGTCTTCTGATGCAATATCCGGTACAAATAAGATATTTAAAGATATGGTTACTACTGGACAACAGGGGACAGATAGTATAAAGGAACTCCTAAAAGGAATGGGTGAAGAATGGGATAATGTCGGGAAACATGCAACCGGCGCATTAGAAAATATAGGCGGTATAGTAGCTAAAAAAACTACAGAAGAAACCAAAGATACAGATAATGCTCTCAAAGAACAAAAAAGATTATATGATAAATATCAAGCTGATATAGGTGGAGTATTTGCAAGTAATCTTGAAAAGACATGGAAAGGTCAGCAAGGTTTTACGGATTTCTTTAAAAGTACATTTGATGATATGACCGATTATGCGCTTAAAAAACTTGCGGAAATTGCAGGGAATGCTTTATTTAATGCCGTAATGAGTCTACTCGGAATTGGTAAAGGCGGGACAACAAGCGGGGGAAGTAAAGGATTATTAGGGCTTGGTGGGTTTTTGGGTATATTTGCTTCAGGCGGATATATTCAAGATGATGGGTTCGCTCAATTACATAAAGGCGAATATGTTGTACCAGCGAATCAGGTTAATTCAAATCATCAGGTCACAAATAATAATAATTCAGCGCCGAATATCACGATAAATGGCTATAATAAGAATCCACAGGAATTGGCACAGGAGATAGGTTTGATTTTACAACAAAACATTCGGGGGCGCGGTCAAACGCCGATGACTACTTCATAGGAGAATTAGATGCCTTATTTAGCAAACTGGAAATTAGGGATAAGCGGATCGGAACTTGATCTATCATTCATAAAACAATCATTTTCTTTTAATCATAATGATATTATTCAAGCAAAGCGTAATGCTCAAGGTGATTATAGGAAAACGATATTTAAGGTAAATGTTCCCAGTTTTTCTATTGCCGGTGTAAAATTAAGTATAACCGATCTGAATACATTTTTAAGTTTAAAACAAAGAAATGCTTTACTTAATTTTAAATATCGTGATGATCTGGCTGTAATTGATGAACAGAATATAAGTACAGATACAACCCATATAACATTGATAAATACCTCCGCTAC